ATTATTTTTTAATGTTTACTATGAGAACAATTTAAACAATAAACTCTTCCTTGTTTATTTGGTTTTGATTCTTTATATTTATCACATGAACATTGAATTCCAGTACTTTTATCAGTACACCTACCTCTACCTGCCAAACTATTTTTTAACTCAAGATATTTTGCTTTATATTTGAGATACTTTTTTTTATAATCAATTGAATGATCCATTTATAATATTATTATAGATAAAATATAAAAAATATATTAAATATAACAAATATAATATCAATTGAATAAAAATTGATAATATTATAGTTAATATATTATAATATAGTTAAGTATAATATAATATTATTAACTATATATTATATGATAAATAATCCGTATATATCTACTTATCTTACCGGCACAGTCCGTATATTACCACGCGAAATGGATAATAATATTCGCAAATATATTAAATTAAATCTTGAAAAAGACCACAATAATAGATGTTATCAAGACTACGGTTATATTGTTAAAATACACGAATTAGAATTAATTAATGATGGACGTATTATACCTGAAGACCCAATGTGTTGTGCAAAATACGATGTTAAATTTCTTTGTACATTATGTCGTCCAATAAATAATACATATATTATTGCACAAATTAATGGTATAACTGATAAATTAATTATATTAAAAAATGGACCTTTAAATATAATTATTAAACCATTTAATAGTTTGAATAAAGATAAATTTACATATAATCAAAATTTGTCATCATGGATCGCTAAAAAAGAATCGTCGACAAAAAATGAGGCACAACAACTTCAACAAAAATTCATTATTCTAAAAAAAGGAACATATATTAGAGTTAAAATTACCAGCAAAAAAATAATAGATAAATCTAATGAAATTATTTGTTTTGGATTTATGGAAGATATTGCAACAGATTCTGAAATAGAAACACATATCCGACAAATATATGAACCTAAAAAATATGATAATATTGAAGATTTTTTTGATGTTGAAAAGAAAGTGCAAGAAGCAATGTTGGAAAATACGGAATCATCAAACCCAAATACTGAAAATTCGGCAGATATAAATAATGATTTATAAAAAATTTTATTTAAAGAATTATCTATATTATTATATCATTATTATAATAATGAATAATAAGAAGTATAATTATTCTAATAAAAATAATTATGAAAAAGATCCTATAACAAGTTGGGGTATTATATTACTTGATGTATCATCATTTACTGATAAAATTATAAAACATAAAAAAATAAATTTAAAACATAAAATTCCAAATATTTGTTTACAAAATAAAAATGATCTAGAAAAAATTAGCACGTATATGCAAAATATAAAATTTTTATTGATACAACGTAGGCATTCTATTGGTTTCATGGATTTTATTCGTGGTAAATATAAAATAGATAATGTAGATCAAATTAATTCTCTGTTTCAATATATGCATGAAACAGAAATAGAATTATTAAAAATAAAGACATTTGAAGAATTATGGAAAGAAATATGGAATAATGATAAAATTCGCATAGAAAATATTAAAAAAGAATATATAATAGCACAAGAAAAATTTAACAAATTAAAAAATAGTATATCTGGTGTAGATGTTGAATTAAATTTAGATTTTTATATAAAAAACATAAAACCATTATATAGTTTTTTAGAGTGGGGCTTTCCTAAAGGTAGAAAAGATAAAAATGAAACTACATTAGATTGTGCATTACGTGAATTTTCTGAAGAAACAAATATAAATTTAGAAAATATAAATATAATAAATGAATTAGAACCTATAGAAGAAAATCTTATAGGTACAAATGGTATAAAATATAGACATATATATTATATTGCTGAAATAAAAAAAAATACAAATTTGGAAATACAAAATAATAATGAAATAGGTAATATTGGATTTTTTCAATATAATACTGCTCAAAATTTATTACGTGATTATCATATAGAAAAAAAAAATATATTAGAACAAATATATATGTATTATTTAGAAATTCTATTAGATTCTTAAAGTTAAAAATTAATTTTAAGAGTAAAATATATATGAGTAATACTGATTATAATGTTGATTATAATGTTGATTATAATAAATTATTTACTTTAATAAAAAATAATGAATGGGACAATTTTAAAAAATATATAAATGATAATAATGATTTAGATTTTAATTTACGAGATGATACACAAGAATATTTATTGTACTATGCTATTTTATATAATAAATTAGATATTATAAAAATATTAGTTGAGAAAAATGCCAGAATTGATATTACAGATTCTGAAGAACGTTCTTTATTATATTTAAGTATAAAGTATGGGTATGACAATATTACAACATATCTTTTAGAAAAAAATAAAGAATCGATTGGTATTAATATTTTAGATATTAAAGATAAACAAAAAAAAATTCCATTACATTATGCAATTCAAAAAAAAAATATTGTCATGATACAAAAATTATTAGAATATAATTCTAATCCGAATACACTTGATATAAACGGATATAATTCTTTACATTTATCAATATTTACCCGTAATATTGATATTGTCAAGATTGTTTTAAAATATATTGGAAATATTAATACACGTTCTATGAATGGTGAAACTGCGTTACATTTAGCTACTAACTTGCGTTTAACTAATATATGTATTTTTTTGATTGAAAATAATATAAATATAAATATTCAAGATTATACTCACGAATTTAGTGTAATACACTATGTAGCTACTATAAATCAGATTGAATTATTAAATAAATTAATTGAAAAAAAATGTAACATTAATATTCAAGATGTATTTGGAAATACTGCATTACATTATGCTTTTATTGAAGAAAATTATAATATAGCATCATTATTAATGTCAGTAGATAATTTAAATTATAATCTTTGGAATATTAATGGTAAATTACCATTTCATATATTTTTGGAAAACTATAATGAATCAAATACTGAAATTTTTGAAAAATTAATAGATAAAACTAATTTAAATATAAAGGATTATAATGGAAACAGCTGTTTATTTTATATTATAAATTTAAATTTATGGAAACAATATAAACATATTTTAGAAAAACGTAAAATAGATATATTTAGTAAAAATAAACAAGATATAATGTTATTAGATTTAATTAAAGATAAAGACAAAGATGAATTTATTAATTTAATTGTAAAATCATATTTAAATAAACTACGCAATAAACCTGATTTATTTGATTTAGAATGGGAAAATATATGTAGTAAAGAATTTGATAAACCAATAAAATTAAAAACAAGAATGATAAATAATAAAAATGAATTACAAACTGAATGTGAAAAAATTATAAAAAAAAATATATTAGAAAATATTAATAAAATTAAAACTGGTGAAAAAATATGTAATATAAGATCATATCCTTCAACAAAAAATAAAATTTGTATAAATATAACTGAAGGAGAACCATTATCGATGTGTACATTTACAGGTAATACATTAGATGTATTATTAGGATTAATTTTTTTATTAAATAAACATAAAAAATCATGTTCTACATTAACAACGGAGTTTATTGAAAACAAAAATATACAAGATTTTTATAAATCGATGGGTATATTAATGAATTCAAGATCAGAATTTTTAAATTTTGAAATAATTTGGATTAATTATAAATTATATGTAGTTAATCATTTTTTTGAACATATAAAAGATTGTGTTAAAGCTGGAAAACAGTTTATAATTTTACCACTTGGTATTGAATTAAAAGAAGGATCTCATGCAAATTATATTATTTATGATGTTTTCAATAAAGTAGTAGAACGTTTTGAACCGCATGGTTCTACTAGTCCACCAGGTGTTAATTATAATCCAGATTTATTAGATAAAATATTATATTCTAGATTTAAAGAAATTGATGAAAATATTAAATATTTAAAACCATCTGATTATTTACCAAAAATAAGTTTCCAATTATTGGATATATTAGAAAATAAAAAGAAAAAAATAGGTGATCCCGGGGGATTTTGTGCTCTATGGGCTATTTGGTATGTCGATATGAGATTAACATACTCTGATTTAGAACCTAAAATTTTAGTTGGACAATTAATAAAAACAATTAAAGAAAATAATATTTATGTTAAAAATATGATTAGAAATTATGCGGTTAATATTATTAATGATCGAGATGAAATATTAAAATATGGAAATATTGATATTAATGATTGGTTAAACGATGATTATAATGATATTAATTTAGATAAAATTATAAATAAAATTAAAGAAAAAATTATAAATATAAATAAATAATCTATTTTATTTATGTATTTTTATTTACGTAATTTATTTTTTTTAGATTTTGTTTTTGCAGATTCTATTGCAATTTGTGTTGTATCAATTTTATCTTCAACTACGTTAGTGTGTGTTGTTTCAGCAACTTCTTCTACTGTTTCAACTTCTTGTACTGTTTCACTTACTTCTACTGTTTCACTTACTTCTTGAACTGTTTCACTTACTTCTTGAACTGTTTCACTTACTTCTTGAACTGTTTCACTTACTTCTTGAACAGTTTCAGCGACTTCTTGAACTGTTTCAGCGACTTCTTGAACTGTTTCACTTACTTCTTGAACTGTTTCACTTACTTCTTGAACTGTTTCACTTACTTCTTGAACTGTTTCAGCTACTTCTTGAACTGTTTCAGCTACTTCTTGAACTGTTTCATTTACTTCTACTGTTTCATTTACTTCTACTGTTTCAGCTACCTGAACTGGTTCAACTACTTCTTGTTTTGGTTGTTTAATTAAATCTGATACACTAATATTTTCTATATATTTTTTGACATTCTTTTGTGCATTATTTGTATCTTGTATTTTCTGAGGTGTTTGTTTAGCTATGGTTTGTTTAGCGTTAATTTTTTTTACTTGTTTAGTCTGTAATAATGTTTTAATAATATTTCGGCTCATATATATAATATATTTATATTTATTTATATTTATTTATTTAAATTTTCTATATAATAAAAATAATACTAGCAATATTATTACTAATATGAAAATTATATATTTATTAAAAAAATTTTGCTTATTATCATTTTCTTTATCAAATCTATATTCTTGTAAAAATTCTTCTTTTGTGAATCGTTTTTTACCGGTTTCTATATTAACTATATTATGTAAATCAAATAACCAAAATATTAATTTATCTCTTGATTGTAATATTTCATCAGTTAATGGTAACTCAGTTTGATGAATTTTATAATTTATTCTGCATTTTTCACATGGTAAATAATCACCAATCATATTAAAAAAATTTTTTATTTTTTGTTGTTCATCAAAATTTGGATTATCTGGATATGATAATGTCAAATAATGCATATATTTCCATAAATGGTTCCCCCATAAAATAGGATTTATATTATAAAACATATATATATATATATTATATTCCGAAAAAATTATATATTTAACTTTATTATTTCATTGTTTGGATTTAATAACTCTATAACACATTTCTTTTGTGTTATAAAATGATTAATTTGATTTAAATTATTTATTTTATGACCAGAAATTTTTTTTAATAATAATAATGATGAACAATCTATACTATCATCATTTGCTAAATATAATAATTTTTTATTTGTATATATATTCTCGTAATCTATTTTATGAATTTTTTTATCATTATGTATTTTTATTAAATAATCTTCAGATAATTCTTTAAAACATAAATTTTTTATTATAATTTGTTTATTATTTTCTTTTATATTTATTTTAATCTTATTTTCTGCAAATTTTTCAAGTTTGTAATTAATAATAATTTCTTTTTTTACTTTAGGTCTATTCCTGATAACATTAATTATTATTTTATTATTATCATATAATAATAAGAAAGTTTGAATCGGTATATAATGATTATATTTTTTATAATATATCATTCCAAATTCATCAATCTGTATATTATTTATTTTATTTATCATATCATTTTTACAAAATAAATTATTTGAACTGTTTATAATATTACCATAAATATTTACTGGAAAATATCTTAGACCATGTTTACTATGAATTTTTAATAGATCATAAATTATTTCTATTGGCATAACTTCAATATCATCGTCATTTTGAGAAACTAATAATCCAAAAATTTTATTATCTTTATAACATACACTTCCACTGAATCCTGCTAAATTAGATGTATTGTTAATAAATTTATTAGGAATTATATTAAATTTACCTAATAATATTTCTGGTAAAATATTTGATTTTAAAGATGTATTCTCAATTCTATTTAAATTTAATATTAAATTAGATTTAAATATTTTAAATTGAGTATTCATATATTTATCCATTCTTGATATATTCATATATTCAATATTATCTATAAATTCATTTAAAAATTCATCAATATTACCTACATATTCGCTTTTATGTAATACAATTATATCATATTCTTCAATTTTATATAATATATTATATTTTGTTTTATTTATATATATGTTTTTATCAGTAATTATATGATCCAAAGTTAATACATATTTATTTATAATCAATCCAAAACCATTTGGTATAATATCATCATTAATATATATTTCACATTGAGAGAAAAAATTGTCGCTTAAACCAAGAAATTGTAGCAATGTTTCCATTGTAAATTATTATAATAATTATAATAAAGATATAATAATATATATATATTTCAATTTTTTGAAAGAAGGAGTTTGCTTAAGCAAACTCTTTCTTAGAAGAAAATTATTGAGTCTAAAGACGAAACAATTTTTTATTCTAATTACAATCATTTAATAATTTTATAAAAGTATTTTTAAATTCAATAATGATTAAATAATCTTTTGATAGAGGAGTTTTATATTTAATACTTAAATCTAATTTTTTAACAAATCTATCTATTTTATTTTCGTATTTTTCTACAATTTCTTTTAATCGGTCTTTATTATAAATGTCTTCAAATAAAGCTAAATATGTTTTATCGAGTTTTATAAAATTATAAATAGTATCTTTATCTGGATTAATTGTGTCAAAATAAATATAATCCATTATGTTATTCTTATTCATATATGTTGTATTTATATATTCCTTTTTATTATTAAAAAATATTTTACTTTTATCTAAATTATAAATATTTGTAGCATATGGATAATATACTAATAAATATGAATCAGTTTTATCAATATGTAAAGCAATATTATATGGATTACTCAACAAAAATGATAATTTAAATGGATTATATGTGCTATATTTATTTCTATAAATATTACTATATTTATTTAAAAAATCTGAATAATTTTTATTTTTTTTATCATCATAATATAAATTTTCTTTAATATCATTTATTTTAATATAATTATTTATAAATGTATTAAATGATTTTTTATTCAAAAATATATCAATATTAATCTCATATGTATCAAATATTTCTTTATATTTATCAAAATTATCAAACATATGCGTTTTAAGTTTATATATTAGTTCTTCTATAATTTTCTCTCTATCAAAATCATCACTATCTTCATGTGTTCTTAATTTTTGTAAAATATCACCACTATTTATTTTTTTATTATTTATAGTTAATAATTCATTTACATATTTTTCTAAATTAAATATATTATTATAATCAATACCTTTTAATAAATTTAATAAATGATTTATCATTATTTCGATATCTGAATCAGTATTTTCATATATACCACTATATTTTATTTTATCTACTATTATATTACCAAATTCATCACGTTTAGCAAATTTCATTATATCATTATTACAAGATTCTAAAATAGAAATAGCTAATAACATTTTTTCATAAGATCCAGTTAAAATGCTATATACTATACATTTTGTATTTTTAGTATTTTTTAACTTAAATTTCTCAATAATTTCTGTCATATTTATACCTTCGTCTGTTTTATTGTTGTTATTATCAATATAATTATTAATTTTAAAATCTAAAAAGAAACTATCAACTTTTTCTGATTTAATTTTACCAGTTTTAATTTTTCTTATTTTAATTTCTGGTATTTTTGTTTGTATTATTTTACCATTAATATTTCTATCAATATTTAATTCTTCTGGATGTACAATATAAAATTTTCCTTCCGCATCATATAAATCCTTAACAGAATAACCTGTTTCATAATATTTTGGAACATAATATTTAAATTCATAATCATTAAATTCTGGATTTCCTCTATATTTATATTCACCATCTGTTGTTTCATAATTTAATTTAATTATATCATATAATTTATATTTATTGATTATAAATTCATTTTCATTAATATTATTTTGTAATTTACTATATATATCATTACTGATATTTTGTATGCTGAAATCATATGGTATTTTATTTTTACTTGTTTTTCCTTTTTCATACATAAAATATGCCTCACCTGGTTTGGTTCTACCAACGCGACCTTTTCTTTGAACTCTACTTGTTTCACTTATATCAGCTAATATTAATTTTTCACTACGTCTTTTATAATCATATGTCATTATTTTTCTTGTTCCTGTATCAACTACATAATACAATCTATTAATTGTAATTGAGGCTTCTGCGATATTTGTTGCAACTAATACAAAATTTGTATATGATGTTTTACCCGAAGTTAATGATGGAATATCATTAAAACTTTGTGTACGGTCATCAATTCTAAGAGTGTCAAATTCTTTATCAATATTTTCTATAAATTTTCTTTTATCATCATTTAATGATGAATAAAATGGTAATGCAATCCAATTATCTTCTATAGAAGTATTTAATTCTTCTATCAGCATATTAATATCTTTTTCACCAGGTTGAAATACTAATATATCACCTTTACCAAATTTAATTAACTCTTTTATCAATATAACTATATCATAATCTGGTTTATAATGTTCATCTACACTAAAACGAGTACCACCACTTGGTGGAGATATATCATAACGTCTATCAATATTAATTCTATCTAATTTTTTATCTTGTAATTGTATGCTAAATGGATATTTAAAATTATCATTGATACAACGATAATATCGACGATAAACTGGTTCATCATCTTCTAATGTAGCACTAAGAATAACTAATCTAATACTTGGATTGTAATATACATATAAACGCATAATTGTCAAAAGTATATCCATATTTTTATTATGTTCATGTGATTCATCGATAATAATAACATCGTATACATTTTGATTTGTAACAGATGTTTTATCATAATTTGTTCTTTTAAAATGTGGCATAATATCTTTAAATTCTTGAACTAATGAACCATCGGTTATAAATTTTAATATTAGTCCATATATATTTTTAATATGTTTACGTTCTTGGTGTTGCATTTGTACGTTATAATTATCAGTAAATCCTCTAGTGGCAATTTCCTCATCATTTTCATCTAAATTTTGTTTATCATAATAAATTGGTAAACCTAATTGTTCAGAAACTGTTTTTGCTCCTTTTTCTGTTGGTGTTCTACGTGGTTGTGTACATACTACATTTCCAAAAGATTTATAATCAATAGCTTTTAAATTGTATAAGAATAATTTTGGTACATGAGTAGATTTACCAACACCAGTAGCACCAGATATAAACGATACTCTATTATTTATAAAATGATGAATGAACCCAATTTGCGAAATCCAATTCATGCCATCCATAGAATACCATGAATCTTTTATAATTTTATTAATATAATCTTCAGAATTTATATAAATTTGTTCAGTTAAATAGTAATATGAATTTTTAAATACATCACCTTCCATATCATTTAATATATCATTTTTTAATATATCTTGTACTTTTGTATCTTCTATCATTTCTTTTGTCAATTTAAAACATCGTAATTTACTTAATACACCTTTTGATATTAATATTCTACAAACTAAATTTGGCAATTCACTAAATATTGTATTATATATTTCTATATTTAGATCTGCTATATTTTTTGTTTTATCAATAAATCCCATTTCCTGTTGACTTTTTAAAATTCTGCTTATATTAAACCAAGATAATGAATCTGAATTTTTATTTAGTCTATTAATTATTATTTTTTTATTTTCATTACTTAATGATTCCCAATGTTTGTCTAATAAAATATATTTTGTACCTTTTGTAATATGAGATAATGATTTTGAAAAATTATATATATTTTTATCAGAAAATTTAGTTTCTCCATCTGACATATTAAATAATATTGTTTCTTTAATTTCAGTTTTAGTTATATTTAATAAATTATTACTATAAATTGTCATTTTGAATTGTTGCAATATATCTCTAAAAAAATCATAAATATATTCTTCTTTTATTGATTTTAGTACATCTTTTATATTTTTAATAATAAAATCTGTAATAGTTTCTTCATCAATATCATTTAAATCTTCTGATTCTTTCAATTTTCTTCCTAGATCCATTTTTATATATCTTGATTTCCGTATTTCTTTTTTATCCAAAAATCTAAACTCAAAACTAATAATAATTGCTTTCATTAAATTTGATAAAGATAAACTTGCAAGAGTATAATCATTTATTTCCTGATTATTACTATGAATTGATATATTATTATTTGATAAAAATTCTGTTTTTAGTATTTCCCATTGTTTACTAAAAAATTTTTTTTCACCATCTTCAAGGTTTATCCATCTGTTATCATTTAATGCTTTTTGTAAGATATCATAATTATTATCTTTGTTATAAAATATATCATGTAATACATATATACTAGATACTAATTTATTTGCAGATACTGAATATAAATCAAAAATTAATAGTTTAATTGTTTTAATTTCATCATATAAATAATTACGACAGCAATTATATATATCACCTATATATAGTGATTCTAAATGTATTTTTTGTAAATCACTTATATCATTTGTTATAATTTTTTCTAAATCATCTACTATATCATAATATTTATTTTGAAACATTAATTCAGTTGTATTATTTACTAATTTATGATTATCAATTTCCGATAATGTTATTGGAATAATATTTATCCAATTAACATATAATTTATGTGATGACAAAATTAGTGATTTTATTAATAACATAAAATTTTGCTCTAAATGTTTTTCATTATATTGAATTTCAGTTGATATAGTTCCATCATTTATAATCTTATTCTTACATCTACTATATTGAATATTTGTAAATATATATTTCGGTTCTTCTTTATTAATATCAACATCCTCTATTTTATCGATATACATATTTTTAAATGATTTTAAATTATCTCTAGGTACATTAATATACGGTAGAATTAAAGAACTTAACCATTTAATATCTTTATAATCATTTTGTGTTAATTGCATATACAAATCATCTACTGATAAATTATATTGATATGATATAATCTCTAAAAGTTTAGTTGTATATTTATTTAATAAATCAAAATCTACTGGATTTAAATTTGTATATAAATTATGTAATCCATCATTTATAATTAGTCGTAAATTATTAATTGAATCCATATAAATTTATTTGAGAAAAATTTAATTGTTTATTATATATGGAACAATTTATAAAATCAAAAAAATATCCTAAAAGTATCTCTGGTAAACAGTGTGTAGGTCCATGTTATAAAAAAAATACAAAAGTAATACATCCTACATATTTAAATATAATTACAAATGTTAATGATTTTTGTCCTATAAATAGAATAGAAAAAAATATAAATGGTAAAAAAATTATAGTAGATACAGATGAATGTAACGATGTAAATAATATAACAGATTCGGAAACTATAAATAGTTATGATTTATTATTTCCTTATGTTGATTTTAATTCAGGATTATTTTTAAGTATATTTTATAATATTAATACTTTTGGTGAAATAATTCAATGGTTATTTAATAATCAACATCAACCTATTGATTTAAAAGAACGTATTTTTAATTTAGGTATAGATACATTTATAAAAAATATTGATATAATAGAAATTAATGATAGTGTTATTATTGATTTTATTTATGAATTATTTAATAAAAAATATTTTACTAAAATAATATTACCATTTTTTCAATATATTGATGTTACAGATAAGATTACAAAATTAGGTTTTAATGATAAAAAAGATAATGATGAAACTATTATCATAAAAACTAATTATATAAAAAAAAATATTTTAAATATAATTAATATAAGCGAATTTATTAGAATATTTTTTAATAAAGATATTGAAATAACTGCGAATGAAAAATATACATCTTTAATAGCAGATGGTTTTACAAAATATATAATTAATAATATTAAACAAAAATTTATAAAATAATTTTTTTATAATATATATTATATATGTATAATCCTTTAACTACTACTGTATCAATGGTATCTCCAACAATGGTATCACCATTATCGGCATTAACTCCATTAACTATAACTCAAACACCTGTTTCAACAATTACACAATCATTATTATCACCATTGTCTCCAAGTGTTATTACAAAATATAATCCTCTTACTGTTGTTACACCAATCGGACAACCACTTTTATATACTCGTCCTGGTGGTTATTATCTTGATATTGATACTGGTATCAATGATAATTATATTGTTCAACGTGATGTCACAAAATATTTAAGATATAAAACTCTTGACAAATGGGTTTATACCGAATTTCCACATTTACTTAAATATCTTGTTGTTGAGAAAGATAAAGTAAGAATCGTTAAAAATGAATCTGAACGTGAAAGTAATAAAGTATCTAAAGATCCGATTGATGTATTATCTGAAAAATCGGAATTTATTGAAAAAAATATATTGACCGAAGAGGCTATGCGCGAAGTTTTAATTAGAATTATGCGTGAAACTGGTATTAAATGGTATGATTTACCATATAAAGAAAATTTAGTTATGGATGTTATTGAAAAATACATCGAAAAGAAATTAAAAAAAATAATGGAATAAATATTTAATCATAAATTTAATCACAATCCATTTGTTCTTTAAAATTTTTTTCATATATTTTTTCATTCAGTTTTTCATCCTCATATATATCATCCATTGCATTGTAATAATTTTGACGTTCACATTCCATTTGCATATATTCTTCGGTAATTTGATCTTTAAGACAATTACAAATTGCAATATGACACGAGCACTGTACACATACTGTTTGAAATTCCGCCTTATTAAATGTATGTGCATAATCAGTATATAACATGCATGATTTAATATCAATATCAGTTAGTATATATTTCATATTTTGATACATGCATCTACAACCATTTTGAGTATAATTATTATATTTTTCACATTGTTCGCATTCGGTTTCTTTTATTGTTTTTGAACAATCATAATAAATAGAATGAGTAATCTTACACGAATCACACTGAAATAATGCCCACAATATTGCACTACATTCACAAGATGATAGAATATCTGTACAAAATACACACGTTTTAATTTCTATATTGTCTATTACTTGTGTATCACAATTTAATAAACAACGACATTTATTATTTAATTTACCATAAAGACACTGTTATATTTCTTCATTTTTTTGTGAGTATAATCACGTGTAATCTGTTTTGTAGAAATAATATCTGTCATAATATAATCATTATCTTCATCATAATTATCGTTATTATCATCGTGATTCTCATAATGATTGTCAGAAGATTTACGCTTTGAACTAGACATTGTATATATTACACCTTTTTCACTGAAAAATGGGACACTTAAAATCTATTATTTTTCTTTATTTTTTTTAATAAAATCATTTGCTTGAGTAAATAAATATTTAAAATAATTTTTAAGATGTTCCTTTTTTATTTTATTACTAAATATATATTTAATTTTATCTTTTAATTCATCATATGTATCCGGACTGTTAGAAACGAAAAATCATAATTTTTTGTTTCTGAGAATTAAAAATAAAATATATTTTATTTTTTACTGTAATTTTTTATATGACTTTTTAATTGACTAAACAGATTTTCTATTGGATTACAATGTGGGTTATAAGCAATCGAATATATTATTTTATTATCTTTTTCAATATTATCAACAACTTCTTTTGCTTTATGAAATTTTGCGTTATCTAAAATAATTAAATGATCTTTATATTTATTTTTAATGTATTTATTATAAAAATCATTAAATTTATTTTTATCTATACCGCCTTTTTGTTTGGGATATAATTTGTATCCTATTATTTTTCCGAAAAAAATTAAGAATTAAATAATTCTTAAATTTTTACGCTTGGAGTTATTAAAAATAACTCGCAACCGTATTTAAATGCACATATAAAATTATATTTAACATATGGATA